CACTCTGTCGGCGGCAAACTTTGCCGCACTCGAAAGGCGTATTGGAGTGACTGCACCAGCTGCAGGAGTCCCCGTGTCAGCCTCTCCACGTATCACGACGGCGGAACGCAACGTGCGTCTGACTGCTATCCGTGCACGTCTGAACGCCATGCGCGCAGCAAAACTCGCCGCCATGCCAAAACGACGCGCAAATGTTGAAAAACGACTCAAGAATGCAGTGGCACGCGTACGTGCGCGTCTTGTTGCAAATAGAGCACCCATCAGGTCAGCGACGTTGACTGTTCCTTTTTGCCATGCACCAGCGAGCGTTCCGCGCAAAGCATGTAAGATTCGTAAAGCGAAAATAAAAGTGTACACGTCTTCTGTAATCAATGACGGGACAATGCTTGCGACATGTGCAAGCGACATCGACCTTGATTGGTTCAAGCGTCAAGATGCATATGTAAAGAACCTGAGTGACTATGATTTCTGGACTGCGCAGGCACACACAAACCGGTCTCACAGTTGGATTGGCCCGTTTCTGTACCGCGGTACTGTACCAAGATATCTTCCAGGAACGGACGGAAAGCACATCGCACCCCTGTGGCCACAGATTCGGAAATTGATTCTAGATGGAACATTCGAAACATTCACAGCCACTGGACATTACTTTTGGGTTGATACGTTTTTAGGAATGAACAATGAAACAGACCGTTATAATCTTTATGTAAGAAGTATCGGAAATATACCACAAAATATAATGAAACGGGCACTCGCAATGTACCGCGACGACCTCAAACGAATCATTGCAGGTGCTCCCAAATCACGGAAGAAGATGATTCTTTATAGAGGTGCGGGATTTGACATTTTCCGGAGCACGGCTGGACATTGGCACAACCTCGAATCATTCTGCTCGGCGGCCTATGATCTCAACCACGCACTTTTATATGAAGGCGGAACAATGCAGAGAATTACAGTTTTGCCTGGAACGCCTGTTCTACTCGTCGCTGGAATGAATCAATGGGATGTTAATGGTGAGTACGAAATCATGGTCAATTATGGAACAAAATATCTCATTCGGCAACGTGCCGTGAAGAGAGTAATGTGGACCGGGTTCAGACGTAGTACACGTGTGACAGACGTGACTATTGCAAAATAAACATATCGGCCATTTTATGGTAAATGTCCTCAGAGATGAACGAGGAGATCCTCGAGCGTATCAAAGAGCGTATGGAAAAGGGTCGGAAGCAGTATGGTCACGGTCTCCTCGAAAACAGTGGATACGATTGGGTGAAGGAGGCTCTCGAGGAGGCTCTCGACTTGTCTATCTATGTCGCGGCAAAGCTCGTAGAGGTGTCTCGTAAAGACACCTCTTGACCGGGAACCAATAATCTATAGAATCACACATGCGAATGAAAATGTACAAAAAAAATGCCATGAGCCGACTTGACGTTTTGACAGTTTTGTCGTGAATGACAGACTGGGAAAGATTTTTTAGCTCTGGTGGAATCTCCATGTATTTTAGTGTATCTTTGAGTTTAGACCCCAAGAACCCGGCAGGGAACAAAAGTTCCCTCGCGTTCTTGGGGCCGAAGCCCGAATAGTTGTACCCGGCCCGTATTTTTAGAGTTTTGCAATATTCCGATACGCAACGTCTAGTTGGAGAAGGCAAGGCCACCCATGCCAGACTGGATACGCAGGATGTTGTAGTTGACAGCGAACAGCTTCTGCAGCGTCGTCTGGCAGTTCGACTTCATCTGGATCGACACCTGGGCGTTGTCGATACGAGAGAAGTTGCACGTGCCAGTCGGCTGGTGCTCCTCGGGCTGCAGGGCGAAGGAGTAGGCGTAGACGCCCGGGTAAGGCGTGCCGGTGTGGTGGTAGAACGGCTGCACCTGGTTGAAGTACTTGCCGTTCTGCTCCTTGAAGCGGTCCTGACCGTTCAGCACAACCTTGAACAGGTGCAGGGGGCCCACCTCGACGCCAGCGGTGCCAGTCGCATTGTTGCCATCCTCGATCCAGTAGCAGTTGCCGGCACCGGAAGCGGCGGCAATGCCAGAAACGCTGGTCCCAGCCAAGTTCACCAGCGTGGGCACACCCGTCAGGTGGGGCAGCACCCAGTTGTTGGAGGCGACCATGGCGGCCGTGTTACACGTGACGTTCACGTTGCCCGTGTGGGAGCAGAAGTTCCACATGGAGTTCAGGTTGGAGCCCAGGGTCGCCAGAGCCGTGCCGGTCACGGTGGGGTTGGTGTAGCACCAGATAAACTCCTTCACTGGGTGGTTGAAGGACAGGCGGATCAGCTGCACATTCGTCTCAGCGTTGCCGGCGGACGCCACCGTGTCACCGCCCGTGTGCTGCACCTGCTCAATCAGGTACTCGTGACCCTTCTGGGCGAAGCGGCGACGCTCCTCCGTGTCCAGGTACACGTAGTTGGCCCACACCTCGAAAGAGGCGGTGGTGTTGAAGTACGCGCTGTAGTAGTTGGTCAGGTCAAAGTCCAGACGCACCTCGTGGTACTGCAGGGCAATCAGGGGCAGGTACAGGCCCGGGTTGCGGTTGAAGAAGAACAGCAGGGGCAGGTACACACGGTACTGCGTGGTGCCGCCCAGCGTGCCCGGGAATGAGGTCATCTTGCCCCAGGCGTACTTGTCAGACTCGTTCAGGAACAGCTCAGCGTACAAGCGCCACCACGTCTGGTAGTGCTTGTCGATGCGCTGGCCACCGATCGTCAGCTCAACGGCCGAAATGGCACGCTCAGCCAGCCAGTTGGTGTCATAGCCGGTGTTGTTGGACGTCAGGTTAGCCGTTGCGGGCGTCAGCGCCACGTGCATGTTGCCGACCAGGTCGCCGTTGCGGGCGATCGTGACGGACACACGGCCACCGGAGGCCGGCGAGCCGTTGGTCGTCTGCTGGATCAGCTCCATCGCGAAGTTCGTGTGGCGCTTGTACACCGCCTGGAAGAAGGTAACCTTGGGGTTGCCCGTCAGGTAAACGTCCTGTGCGCCGTAGGCAACGAGTTGCATAAGACCGCCCGCCATGATCACTTGGTACTATATTCCAAGAAAAAAATTCAGACACACCTATAATGCGCGTTCAGGAGCTTAAACATTTTTGTCCCTGTAGTATAAATGTCCGGCGAACCTATTGACACCGTACCTGAGGATGAAGAGATGATGGACGATGACGAGGACTTTGGCGGCGACATGCTGCTCAGCGTCCTGACGACCGATGATGGTGAGAGCATCACCAGCGTCCTGGCGAACATCGCCGGCTCGACCGATGCCATCAGCAAGCAGTTCGAGAAGCAGAATCTGATCCTGGTGAAGATCCTGACGGCCTTGACCAACATGAAAGGCTGTGACTGCAAGGCCCAGAACCAGAATTAAGTCTACTTCCGCATCACCAACCAGGCTGTCAGACCCACGACAGCCGACCATCCGACGATGTGATCCAATCGGTTCATGGCCTGGATCTGACTATCTGACATTTTTGTAAACTCATCCTTGTATGACTGTGGCTTGAACGGCAGCCATACCATACGACCGAACGGCACGATTGTCGGTTTTAGCTGAGACCGACACTCGTACGCGTAGTCATACCATGCCATGGCGATGTATGGGAACCAGAGTAAAAAGAAGAGTACCCATAGACTCTTCTGCGGCAAGAACCAGTATCCTCCAGCAAGGAGCGCTGTAAATACTATACATTTGACGTTGAACCGAAAAGGCGCCCCTGTAAAGATTCCACCAGCCATTTACTTTCTAAAAAGATTTAAATAGTTTCTCGAGCTTGAGACTGCGCTTAGTGCGAGTAAGCGCGAGCTTGCAACCGTCGTATTCACGGGCTGCAAGCTCCATATTGAGTTCAAGATTTAGAGGCTTAATAATAATTTCAATTTCATCAATACGAGTCTTTGGTTTTTTAGTTTGGGGCTTGTAATCCTTGAACGCCTTTCGGCTTTGAATATAACGATCATATAGAATTTTCTTCTGTTCTTCGAGACGGTTCAACTCATTCTCTAGTTCTTTCATCTTCTCCAAGTGTAGATTCATCCTCTCTTCGGCAGTCAGACTATCCTCTGGAAGGTTTTTGATGCCGACGTTGACGAGCTTCTCCTTCATCCACACGGGACTGTCCGACCTGTTTTTGATGTGCTTCCAAACAGGAAGTTTGGGGAGTGGCGCCGGTCCGACGAGTTCAGACACGACGATGCGCACCCCCTTGACGTTCTGAATCTCATGCACAAACTTGATGAACAGTTCTTGACGTCGTTTGAACCCACAGTAATTAAAGTATGGAAGGACGACGTAAAGAATGTCTTGGGGACCGGGGCGATGGCACCACATCTCGACTACTTAACTGACAGAACTTTATTTTGCGAGTACGATTGATACTCCGCTACCTGAAGATGCACCTCAACCGTCTTGAGCGCGCGAAACACGTCTTTGGTGTGTGGCACGCAGAATCCATGATGCGTCGGTTGAAGAAAAATTTCAACAGTGTTCGGCTTTGAGTTTACGTATGGGCACGACGTTTCTTTGCCGCCTGAATCTGCCAATGAAGACCATACGCGTGAGCCAATTGGTTCCGAGACAACTTGTTCTCGTT